TGTTGTTCGGCAATTGCCGCCGGAATTCCGGCCGTGTCCGCTTTTATTGCGTTTGTGATTGGCGTCATTATTCCGCCGGATCCTAAATCTACAACGCTAGAAACAGCGCCACGGCCACCGCCACCGGCTCCGCTTGTTGTTATATCACCACCACCGGCCGCCGCTTGTCCGCTATCACTTGCCGGAACAACCTCAACCGGAACCGTAATTTTTGGAATTTCCGCCTTCGCTTGTTCTTCTAAAACTGATTTGCGTTCCTTTAATAAAGCAATTTCATTTTTTAAACGTTCGTTTCTTGACTTTTGCGCGCCTATTGAATAACGACGTTTTGCTTCTAATGTGTCCATATAGGCTAATTCTTCTTCAGCAGCTTTTAAACGTTCGTCAATTGCCTTTGTGTCCAATTGCGCAACTGACGCCGCCGTCGCTTCTTTTTGGGCCTTTGAATAACTATATAAAGCCGCAACAACCAACGCAATCGCGCTTGCGATTGCAATTATTGGATTTGCTGCCATTGCCATTGTTAAAACTCGAAATCCGGTTGCGGCAATTGTTAGAATTGGACCTAATGCGGTGATCCCGGTCATTAATTTGCCGAATATAATAAGCAAAGGGCCGGCCGCCGCTAAAATTGCAGTAAATGTCAAAACAATTTTTTGAGTTTGTGGCGATAAATTTTTAAATCTATCTGCTAAACCTTTGACAAATTCCGACAATTTTGTAACGGCTGTTATTACCGCAGGCAAAACAATTTGACCAATTTCTAACAAAGCGTTTTTTACTGTTGCCATTCCTTGAGCAAATTTAAATGATGCGGATTCCGATGTTTTTTGAAATGCTTCGTCGGTTGCGCCAAGTGTGTTACCTAATGCCTCAAATATCTTTTGATTGTCCGCGGCCCCTTTTCCGGTCAAATCCAAAACCCCTTTAAGCGCTCGAATGTTTGGAAAAATTGCCGTCGCGTCCATTCCGGTTGCCTTCAAACGTGCGGATAAATCCATTAATGTCGGCATTAAACCCTTTTCGGCTAATGATTTGGAAATTTGTTCTTGCGACGTTCCAAGGGCCAACATAGCTTCGGCGCTTTGTTGTGTTGGTTTTTTTATTGACGCTAAAATCGCGGTCAATTGAGTTGCACCAACCGCCGCGTTTGTTCCGGTCCTTGACATTGCAGCCAATGCCGCGCCGACTTCATCAAATCCAACGCCCATATTTGACGCGATTGGAATAACGCCCCCCATTGCGCCGGCTAATTCGGACGCTTCCAATTTACCTTCGCGGACCGAAGCAACCAAAATGTCGGTTGCGCCGGTTGCGTTCAAATTTTCAACGCCATAAGCGTTCATGGCCGACGTTGCCAAATCGGCAATTGTTTTTGTTTCGCCCAATCCAACCGCAGCAGCTTTTAAAGACGCGTTTAATGTGTCGGTTGCGTCGGCGCCCCTCAAACCGGCGGACGTAATGAAAAACAATGCTTCGCCGGCCTCGTTTGCGCTTCGGCCGGTTGCTGTTGCCATTGTTTTTGCGGCTTCGCCCATTTTTGCCACTTCATTTGCAGCAATACCCACCAATGATTCAATTTGTGTCATTGATTTATCAAAATCCAATGCTAATTTTGTTGCAGCAGTACCGGCGGCAACAAGCGGCAACGTCAAACTTGTTGACATTGATTTTCCAACGCTTTGCATTTTACCGCCAAACGCTTGCAATTTTGAGGAAGCGCTTGAAAGTGCGTTTTTAAGTTTCGACGAATCGCCGGTAATATTTATTTTGAGATTTGATTCGGCCATTAAAAGAATAATTTAAACAAAAATACAAAAAAAAAGACGCTTTTATTTTAAGGTTTTTTTATTGGTCATTTGTTTGACTTTGTTTTCAAACGCCAACATTTGTTCGCGTGTTGATTTTGGTTTGTCGCGATTTTCTTTGCGTTTTTTATCATTCGGTAATTGAAACAATTGTTCGGGTTTTAACATTTGCGAACGTTTTTGACATTGCACATTGTGAACCATTGCCGCCAAATATCGCGTTTGTTCCCATTGCAAATTTATATTATTGTGATAATGTTCGGCGATCAATCCATTTTCACGCCAGGTTTGCCGCCAAAAATCATCGGGTTTAATGCCAATCAATCCGATATAATAATCGGTCAAACTCTCAAAATCTATTTTTTTGACGGCTTCACCTTTGCCGGTTTGACGGCTTGTTGATTTAAAGAGTTGCCCAAAATTTTGGATTCTAACATTGTGTTGACAATTTCATTTATTGAATCCGGTTGCAAATCGTCCAACCAAGTGCCAACTGTGAAAATATTATAATCAACATTTTTTCCGTTCTCTTGATCGTTTGCAAGTATTGCCGAATAAATAAGCGCGCGCAATCCTTTTATTGATATACCGTTTTCAAACGCGCTTCCAATGTCTTGAAGTGAAATCCCCATTTGTTCCGTGAATTCGGACCAAAAATTCATTGAAAAATGTAATGTTCTTTTTTTTCCACCGACATTGATGTCAATGAAACCTTTGTTTTTGTTTGCCATTTGTGTTTTGTTTGTCGTTAATAAATAAAAAAAGCCACCGCCAAAAAAATGACGGCGGCCAAAAATAATAAACTTTTAAAATTAGTTTGTGCTTTTTACGATTGCGCCGGTAATAATAAGCGAACCGGAATAAGTGACGGCCGCTTCCATTTCGCCGGACATTTCAACCGATGTCAAAAAAGCGTCAGCGGTATAAATTGAATCGCCACTTTCGGCGGTTCCAAATACACAAGTTAATTTTGTTCTGTTTAATAGATTGTCCGCGGCTTGTATTGCGTTGAATGAATCATCATAAGCAATTAAACCTTCAAATGAAATTTCGCCGCCTTTTATGCCGCCGATATATTCCGAAAATCCGGCCGAATCTTTTGTTGTTGCCTCTGGCGTGTCTAATGATAAAGACAGCGAACAAGATGTCGTATGTCCGACAGTTGTTCCGCCAATTTTTAAAAGTAAGTTTGTCCCGTTAAAAACTCCCGTTGTTGCCATTTATTTTTGTTTTAAGTTTATTAAATTTTTTGTAAATATACGAATTATTTATTTTATTTTATGGTATGTAATCAACGCCCATAAATCGATGGACGCCTTGGTCTTCAATATTAATTTCATAATCGGACCAAAGAATATAATCTAAATCAACGTAATTTTCGGAATCATCGTCGCCAGGCAAAATCGAATTGTGCCAAAGTACGTCAACAGAATATTTTTTTGCATATTTTGGCGCTTTGATTTGTTCACCGTTTTCGTCAATTTCGCCGTCCTCAATACAAATAAAACCAATTTTAACAATTGAATTTTTGTGCGTTGGATATTCATTTCCTTCATCATCTTTTGCGTGCGGTAATTTTTTTATATATTCGTCGGCTTTTTTTTCGCTTGGAAATTCGTATTTTTTTACAATCATTTTTTTTTGTTTATATAGTTGTTAATGTTGTTAATTCGCTTGTTGTCAATGTTTCGTCAAAAATTGCGTGCGTGAAAACATCGCCGTTCAATTTGCCGTTTGCAATTCCAAAATCGGACGCAATCGCTTCGCCATTTAATACGTCAAAATTTCCGGTCACGGTTCCGGTTTTTATTTGTGATCCATTTAAAAATATTAAAAACTCATTGCCAAACAAACGGACCGCCAATTTATTTTGTTGGAAAAATGGTATTAAATTTTCACTTGTTGTTATCAAAGTATTTGACGAACCATTGTTTGAAGTTGCCAAAATTAATACAAAATAATTTGTTCCGGATTTATACGATCTTAATTTTAAAGTTTTTGACGAATTAGAATTTTTAATACTTAATAAATCAATAAAATTATCATCGTAAGAATTGACCTTAAAATCCAAATAAAACGTCGCGTCGGCGCCTAATGTAAAAGTTGAAGTATTAATACAATCATCAAAATTTCGTGAAACCGCAATATTTTCCGTTTTAATATATGACGTTGCGCCGACCCCTTTTTCGACTTGACAGCCAAATAAATAAACAAACGATGTTGACGTCGAATTGGTTGAATCAACGGTCCCGTCGGACGCACGGGGTGAAAATAAACTTATTATTGACGCGTCGGCGTCTGTTGTGTATTCTATTTGTAAACGAAACCACCCGTCGCCGTATTCCTCAACCTTTGTTCGGCCGGCTGTAAATGTCCCGGTTGCGTCATATTGATATATTTGTTTAGTGCTAAATCTGAATCGGGCGTCAACGCGGTTTGGAAAAACGCCTTGAGCGCGGATTGCAAAGTAATCGCCTTCGCCTTGTTTGACAAAAACCGATGTTGTCATTTGCATTGCGGCGGCTGACGGTTTTGCTGCAGCGTCACGAATGTAAGCGGCGGACGTTGCGGTCCTTAAAATTTTGTCGGCTGTTGTTGTTCCTTTTGGCGATGTTATTTGATTTGCGGTAACGGTAACGGCCAACGCGTCGGTTGTCCACGCGGAGTTTTCAAACTCTTCGGATCTTATTTGTAAATTTGCCCGGGTCTGTTCAATAAGTAATGACGGACAACCGTTGTTGTGATGATTCAAACGCGGTATATTTGCGGCCTTTGTTTCAATAATACCACTAACATTTTGTCTTGTTGCGTCGTCACCAACGCGCGCGAATGTAAAATCAAAACCGCCGGCGCTTGGAAAAATAGAATATAATTTTGTCGCCTTATATCCCGAAGGAATCAATAAAAATTTTGCTTTGTCTAAAATTGTCATTTTTGTTGTTTGTACAAAAATACAAAATTTTGATGTGTTTTTTTATGAGGTTAAGGCAATCAATTCCGCATCTGTTAAAGCCTCTTTGAATACTGCAACACATTTTACTTTGCCTTCAAAATCCCCACCTGCACCGCCTCTTTTTAGATTTAAAATTTGTAAAGATTCTGAAAAGGTAAAACTAGAGGTGTTAGAAAAAACTTCAGAACCATTTACAAAACATTTAATATCCCCGCTTTTATATTTTATAGCTGCTTTTGCAAATTGTGTTCTATCTGTTAAGGTTGTGGCTTGTAAAAAATTTGATGAATCATTTGAAGTTACTCTAAATTGTAATTTGTTGCTTCCAGTCGAGTAAAGTATATCGACCGAATTGTTATTATTGTTTGAATTTATTGAAATATGTCTCGCAATACTATCATTTGCCAATGCTGCTATCTCTGCATATAAAACCCCTTCTGTTGAGTTTATAAGGCTTGTATCTCCGCTGTTGTTTGCTTCTTCTTTGTTACGGGTCACAGTGCTTCCGCTTGTGGGGATATATGAGGTTGGAAAAGATTGCTCTTCTGATTGCATACCCCAAAGTAAAATTGATTGATTTCCGTTTCTTAAAATTGATGTTTGGTTTGAATCGTTGCAAATATTAAATAAAACGGCCCCGACTAAATCTGTTGTTGTGTTCATGGTGACCGAACATTTATACCACCCATTCCCAAAGTCTTCAATTGTTGATTGTGCGGTTCCGGATTTTGTGCCATTAGCTAAATTGAAAAATGCCGCGCGACCATTATCAAAACCCGTCATGTTGATCCTCAAAACATTCGCGCCGTCTTTTTTTGCGAAAACTGAAATTGTGGAATCCGTTGCGGAAGTCAAATTTGTTGAAAAAAAGTTTATAGCTATGCTACCACTTGAACCGTCATTATTGTCAAGTAGTTTTTGAGCTGTATTAGTTCCGTCTGGTGCGGTGCCTTGGTTTGCACTCAATACGGCACCAGTCAAACTTGGGTTGCCACTACCACCAAAAATATCACCTTGCGAAAAGTCATTTGAATAAGTTGCCGTATTTGTTGAGGCCGGTTCCAATAAAATATGACCGGTTCCTCCTAAAAAATCAATCCTTGGCAAACCACTTGCAACATTTTGGATCAAGCCATTAGGGCCAACCCGGGTTGCTGTTGTTGCGCGTGTGAAATCAAAATCGCCGGTTGCCGTGTTTGGTTTTATGCAATGCAAATCGCCGCTTGAATATGCCGTCGGTGTTAATAAAATGCTTGCTTTGTCTAATAAATTGCTCATGAATCAATGTTTTCAATTTCTGTTAAAATTGTTGTTGTACCGGATTCATTTTCAAAAAAAGTTGCGCGCGCTTTTAAAGCGGACAACAATCCAGGAATTTCGCTAAAATCTAACGCGACGGTGTTTTGTATTTTTAAACCTAATCCAATCATAAATTGGTTTTTATCTTAAATAACAAATAACTTTGCCGGACGCACAATTGACGTCATCGAAATTGCCGTATATAATTACACCGGCCGGCAAACTTAATGACGTGATTGAAGCGTCACCGGCCGCCGTGTCAATATCGCACGTAATTACCGACGTTTCAATTGCTTGGATTGCGCAAAAGTTTTCGCCGGCGTTTGACGTTCCCGACGCCGGAACAATTCGCAAACCTTTGTCGCCAAAAGATAATTGTTGAAAATCGCTTGAAAAGTATAAATTTGAAGACATAGAATTTTTTTTGTTTATTATTCACAAAAATACAAAAATAAAAATTGTTTGATTTGCCTTAATTACGGCCTTGACCAATATATTTTTTTTTGCGTTGTGACAACGATTTATTTTTGGAATGGCGCCCCGGTCTTTTTTTTCTTTGCTTTTTAAAAAAGTTATTTATTTGTTTTTTTGCCATTTTATTTTTTCCAATTTTTTACAATCTTTTCGGCTGATCGCGCGCCAAAATAACCGCCATAAACAAGCAGCAACAGCGACGACAATAAATCAATCCATTGCGGCGCAATATTAAAACCGCCGATTGATGAATCCAAAATAATATAAATAAACAATGTGAGCGTTAAAAAAGCCAATACAAGCGGCCGAATGTTTTGCGTTAAAAATGAATCCGTTGCATTGTCTGAAACCCAACGCGTCGTCACTTCCTTCATTTCAATGACGTCAAATTCCAATTCCGCCAACAACATTTGTTTATCAGTTTCGGACAATTGACCGTCGGTTTTAATTTTATCACTTAACAAATTGAATGATTCGATTCCCGTAAGGTTGCCGGCAATGTCCAAAATTTCCGGCGCAACATCTTTTCCGCGAGCAACCAACCAACGCAAAGCGTCACCAACGCGCGTTGTTCCGTTTTTATCTTTATAAGATTGTTTTGCCATTATTAAGTTGTTTTATCAAATCGGACCTTATTGTCGCGAATGTCAACGTGCGTGAACGTGTTGTATTTTCCAAGGCCGCCAAAATATAAAATTTTGCGATCAATTAATTCGTTGATTAAATTATAAAATTCCAACGGGTGTTTGGATTGGGCCACAATGTCCGCAGCTTTGCCAATTTTATGTTGTGAGTTTTTGGCGCCTTTTACGTGATTGTCATTGTATTCGGCGCAACGAAAACCGGAATTTATTTTGATTGGTTCGCCTATATAATCACGCAAAATTTGTAATTGTTCGGCTAATTTAGAAATATTATTTTTTACGTTTGCAGTCATTTTACATTCGCAGTCTTTTAAATTTCCTTTGCATTGAAATTCGGAAATATTAAAATTTTTAGTCATTCTCTTTGCCTTTGTTTTTGTTTAGATAATACCAACGTTGTGCGGTATAACCAACAGAAATCAACAATAAAATAATTTTTAAAATTTCATCAACCGCCGTAAATGAAACAACAAAAGAGAAAGTATTCAATAAATATAGTTTTAAATCATTCATTTTAAATTTGTTCAATCTTATTTGACAATTCAATGATTGCACGAAAATACGTAAAATCCGAAAAATCATCTTCAAAATATTTTGTTCCCTCGTTTACGCTTGTATAAACGCGAAAACCGTCACTTACTAAATCAATATAATTTGCGGACCTGGTTCGCAATTGCTGCAAACATTGATTGACCATTAAATTGCAATCTAATTCGCCGCCGTCATTATTTGAAAACCGCGTAATGCATTCAATCCGCGTGATTGTTTCGGTTATGAATGACGATTGATTTTGGTCCGTTTCGTCACTTGAAACCGAATAAACCCGAATTAAGGGATAAACGGCGTTTGTTGGTATTCTATTATAAACCAAAACCGTCGCGCCGTCAATTGTCACGTTCCCGGTCAATTTTGTAATGATTCCTTTGCGCACGAAATGAATTGCTTCCTTCATTAATTTATTGCTTTGTTAATTTGACCGGTCAACCGATTCAATAAGTTTTTAAAACCAACGCGCGCCGAACTGAAAAAAAACGGACGCGGCGGCAAATTCACCTTTCGGCCGGTTTTGCCTCTGAATTGTTCGGCATAACTTGGCGGAATCCCCAAACGCAACATATCGTCTAAATCAACGTCGTCACCGGTGCCAAATTCAACATAAGGCGAATATTTTGCATTGGCGACAATGTTTATAGTTTTGCCGCTTTTTTGTGCGCTGATTGATTGGCGGAGAGTACCTTTATCAACCGGCGCCGCACGTTTTGCAAGTCTGACAATTTCCAGGCCGGTTTTTCCTAATTCATTTGAAACCTTTTGAGATTGAAACGCGCGTAATTTATCTAACTTTTTGTTAAGTTTTGACAAATCGGATTGATTTATTTTTATATTCATTTAGGTTGATTTTGTTGCTAAAAGTTTAGTATAAAAATCCAAATCAAATTCAAATTTGTCGTTTATCCTATATTTTTGAGTTTCGCCTTCTAACGTAAACACGTCGCCCAATTGAATTAAATCCGCGGTCTTTTTACGAATTGTTAATTCAATGTCGATGTCTTGTTGCCTTTTGCCGAATTTGTCCTTTATTTCGCCTTTTAATTGCGTTAAATTACACCAAACCGTTGCAATGGTTGACAGCGTTGAATTAAAACCACCAAAACCGTCCGCAACCTTTGAGAAACGTTTTATTGTTATTTTAGAATCTAATTTTCCGGCTTGCATTAAACAAACATTGATTTAAATGACGTTAATATTTTTTTTGTATTTGTTGGAATTTCATTTAAGTTTGCGCCCGTGACAAAATCCGCGCGGTTGTCGTAATATGTTGAAATCAATTGCAACATTGCTTGTTTTATTAATGAATTGTTGATCCCGGTTGTCACATAGGTAATTAAAACGCGTTCGGCCGGTCCTTGGTCCAATTCAATTGTTTCATTGTCCAAACCTAAAATCTCGAAATCTGTTGTTGCCGTTCCTTTAATTGTGATTTGTGAAATGCTCGCAATCGGTCCAAATGGCAAATCAAAAATTCCGTTTGTTTCGTCTAAATAATAACTCCTATTTTTGGCGACAATATCGCGCGAAATATAATTTTCGGACCAAATCCGCGCTTGTGTGATCATTTCAGAAATCAACGTATCATCGGCGGTTGTGTCAATCCGAACGTAATCTTTGACGTTTTGAGTTGTCAATAATTCCGAACCGGTTGTTGTATTAATTTTAATTTGTCGCATTGTCTTTTGTTTCCTTGGATTCGATTTTCAATTCCTTTGTTTCAATTTTGGCCTTGCTTTGCTTTTTATTTATTGGCGAAGCGTAACCCCTGGAAATCCAAATTGTTGCAATATGGTCCGGCAAATCAATTTTGTCGCCGTTTTCGTATCGTTTGCCGTCCCTTAAAATTGATGTTTTGATTTTTAATTCCATTATATAATATTTTTGTAAAGATAAAAAAAAAGCGCCACATAAATTGTGACGCCTTTTCCGAATGAAAACAATATGAAAAAACATTAAAGTAGCGCAAAGTTATTAAAATTTTTTGAATATTTTTCCATACCAAGTGTAAACGATTTTAAAATGCCGTCGTTTTTTATTATAAAAAAACCATTTCGTTGTTTTGAAAATATTGCAAAAAATTGAACGTCAGATGTTGAATACAAATTGCCGTTTCGATCACTTAAAATAATTCGTTTTCGCGTTCGGTTTGATTCGTCAATTGCTTTGATTTGTACTTTTGACAATCCGTTCGGCGTGTCAATAATACAATCATAAACCGAAGTGTGAAGCAAAGGAAAAGAAACCAAAAGATTGTTTTTCATCGCCTCAACGGCGAAAAGGTATTCCGCGAAACAACCGAAACGACTTGCATCCATTTTATAAAGTTAAAAAAAAAGCGCTTAAATTAATAAGCGCCTTTTCAAACTAACCAATAAATAAAACTAATCACCGTTGTAAAGGGCCAACGATAAACCCAAAAAGAAAAGGAACAACGTTCCAATAATATCGTTATAAAGAAACATTTGACGCGTTGCAAACACGAAAAATAAAATTGTTAAAACAAAGTTAATAAAATTGTTATAATTGGTCTGCATAAAAACATTGATTGCAACAATAATATTTGTCTTCATTTATTGGCGCCTGACAAACCCGGCATTCAAATTCGGGTTCGTCGCCAGGAAAATAATCTAAACCCCAAGCCATGACGCAATATTTAAAGGTTTTAAAATCTTATTGAAAAATTTATTGAATTTCGTTTGTGATTCAAAATTTTCTATTTCTTTTTTTGTGTACACATTGACGCGTTTTCCGTCGTGTATTATAGTCAATCCGGTTGTTGTTTTCATTTGTCTAAAATTGTGGCCGAGTTGCCCCGGCCGGTTAATGTTTTTTTATTTACAAAGAAATTGAATTAATAATGTTCTTAATTCGTCTTTGCTTAATGACATTAAATAGTCAGTTGTGCCTTCTGAATCCGTCATGTTTCTTTGTACTGATTTTACAATTTGTTCTTTGGATATTTTATTAAATGTTTTCATAATTGTTTTATTTTATTGTTTTTGTTCCCTACAAATATATAACACTTTTTATAATTAAAAAAATATTTTCACTTTTTTTTGAAAGTTTTTTTTGTTTTTTTTGTTTCTTATCTGTTGAGCGCCATAAAATAAAAGCATAAAAAAAAGGCCCGGAATAAATCCAGGCCCTTTTAATTGATTGATTTGCGTAAAATTACGGCGTTTCCAATGCAGCTTTTGCAGTTGCAAAACTACCTTTTACAAACGCATTAGGCAAATAATTTGTAAGTGCAATCCTTTCAGAAACGCGGACCGTTACAAAACCGTCACGGACGTTTGTTCCGTCTTCCTTAAAGAATTCAACATTGATTCCGTCACGGACCCAAAGTTGCGTCCCAACGCCAAAGTTTCCAATTAAGAAATTTCCGGCGCTAATTGCGCTATTTAAAACAACCTTCACGCCCATGAAAACGGGTTGAAGACCGCTATAAACTTGGTCTTTTAAATAATTGTTTTGCGTATCTTTTAACAATAGTATTTTGTGAAAATCTGTTGGATTTAACAAAATTGTATCGGCGTTGTAATTTGCCAATGCTAATTGATTTAAAGACGCAACAATCACGTCAAATTCGTTTGCATTGTCAACGGCGTCGGCTAATGATCCGGCGGCGAATACAGTTGCAGAATTTTCAATACCGCCCAAAGTGTTACCACTTAAAACGTGAGCATCTTCAACGTCCAACAATTTTTCGGGCGCACGGCTTGACAAATATGACGTCAATTGTGCGGTGTCGGCCAACATTTCCTCGGAAATTCGGAAATAAGTTCCAATTTTCTTTACATTGGCGTCCGTCGCAGTCATGTCAAAATCGGATTGCGTAAACGTCGCGCCTTCGGCTGTAATGTCGGCGCCGTTGCTGTATCCACTTTCTTTAACATAGCGAACAACGTCCGATGTTGTTGAACCTTGGGCCAATAATTCGCGAATGTGCTGCGGTCTTGTTGGATCAAATTTATATCCAGGAACGCGATCCGCTGCAATAACTGAACCGGTGAAATCGGCGCCGGTGGTCATATCCGCTTTAATTTCAAACGCTGCGCTTCTGGAATGGCCTTTTGTCAATTTTTCAATTGCGCCATTTTCAAAGGCTTCATTTAAAGCGCCTTTAAACGTCATTCGTTTTTTAGCGCTGAATTGCTTTTTGTTTGCAACTTCAATCGCGTCCAAACGCTCATTTAATTTTGTTGCCATTTCGGTAACTTCATTTTTTACAATGTCATTAGCTTTCAATACAACAGTTTCAACCACCTCGTGATTGGATTTTTCGATTTTTGAATCAATGGCCGTGTTAAATTGGTCCAATTGATTTTTGATATTTTCTTCCATTTTTTATTTTTTTATGGAGTTAATAATATAATTTAAGATTTCGGAATCATTGTTTTTTGCTTCAACATTCGGCAAAGTGATTTCATCAACCGGCTTTGTGAATTCAACAAATAATGATTTTAGTTTTAATAATTCCGCTTCGATTGCAAATCCCATTTCGTCGGAAATTGAACCCTTGCGAATTAGTTTACATAAATTGTCGTATCTCTTTGACAATTTATTGACGTCAATATTTCCTTTAACGTCTAAAATTTTTGCTTGATCATTAGCGGCTAAAGTAACGGCGCTAACTTCATACAATTTAACCTCTGTAATTTCGCGGTAATTGTCTTTATTTTGTTTTTGAATTGGCATAATACCGACAGAATTTTCGGTAATGACGCCGGTTTTCATTAATTCAACAACGTCCATTCCCAATTGTGTTTTGGCAATTTCTGCGGTGAATACCAAACCCTTATCGTCTTCATATAATTCAACCATTTTTCCAATCGGTTGATTCATGTCGTGTTGATATAAGTATTTGACGCGGTCGCCATTTTCGGCGATTGTCTTTTTATATGCACCTTTCATAATTACGTCATTGTCGGAATCTTTGTTTCCGAAATAACTTCCATAACCTTTAATTATTCCGGCCTTTTCGTCGGCATCAATTAATTCACCAACGGGCGCCGCTTTATATAGAATCGTGTTCATAAGAAAATTTTTGTAAATATACGATTTTTAAAAATTAGTAAATCCGCCGGCGGCAACGCCTAAACCAACGTTTTGAATTTCCTCAATGGTTTGCGCCCCTTCTTTTGGAATGTGAGCAATTGAACAACGGCAATTAATTACTTCACTTGCCGGAGCGCTTGGATCGCCCGGAAACATCATTTGCGAACCACCAACCAAAAACGCCGCGTTTTGATCAACAATTTGTCCGTCCGCGTCTGAATGCGTATCGCGGACCCTATCGTCAAAACTTGCGATCCATTCCTTTTGTAATTGATCGCCCGGAAAAATAGTTGTTGCGGCCGCTGATGTCGCAAAATTAGCCGCCGCAGTTGCTTCGGTGCGGACCAATCGTTCGGCCTGGAATTGTGAATATCTGTTGAATTGGTTGCGTAATATACGCCCCTTTTCAATGGCGCCCAATGTCATAAATTCGGGGTCCGACATCAACCGTTGTGTTATTTTAATAAGCGTTTGTTTTGCAGTACCGGCGACCAACGAAACGCGTTGCGAACCGACAGCGACGCCCAACGCTGCAAACCGTGCGGCCCAAATATCATTTAAATTTGTTGTATCAATTTTTTTTGTTAAATAGTTTTCAAAAGTTTTTGCGTACCAATTAGCAAATCGGATTCCAATTTGTGTGTATAAATCGGAATAAATTTTCAACAATGGTTTGTTGTCAAATAAGTTTTGGAAATTGGTTTGACCGTCCGCAATAAACGATTCAATGCCTTTGTTGTATTCGCTTTTATAAAAACGCTTAACAATTGCAATTTGTTTTTTTTCGGAAATGTCCAATTGCTTTTCGAAATCCGTTTGCCATTTGTCGCGATCTAACTTCAACCTAATCGTTTATTTTGTCCAACGTTTTATTGACCCAATTTCTCATCGCAGTTCCGCCCCAAAGGTTCCAGGAAACAAAACCATTGTCGCGCCAAGGCGTGTCTTTATAACGGTCCGCAACAATTTCGTTGCCTTCATGACGTGCAAAAAATGATTTGATTCGATTAAGCATTTCTAACGTAAGCGGATCGCGGTTTGCAATCATACGGGCGCGGCGCCAACCGGTCATTGTTCCGGCCGTCACTTCATCGCCGTATTTTTCGCGAAATTCCAACATTCGTTTAGCGTTGTTGGTTGCGGTTTGCGGATAGTCTGAAAATGTTTTATCGTGATAATTTTTGTCACGGGTTGACATTGGGTGGCCTTCGGGCAATAAATCGGTGTCGTGTTTTCCGCTTCTAAATTTACCGTTTCTTAATGCAAAAATATAAGAGTTAACTCTTGCCATTGCCCATTGCTGCGGTGATGATACAGACGGCCGAACGCTTTGGGGATTTGTTCTATATGCACCGATTCCGCGTTCGTAAACTTTAAAAAGCGTTGGAACGTTTGTTTTTTTGTCCGGGTTATTGTTCACGGCTTCATTATGGTCGTCAGCTTTTTTTTTTAAGGCTTTTCGCAAACGTGCGGAAATTTGTTTTTTGTCGTTTTCGTCTTCATCATCATCGTGATAAAATTTTTCGTCTTCATCTTCATGATGATATTTTTGAGCCTCAATCGCGGCTTCATATTCTGAATGAGAATTAAAAGGCATAAACACTTTTTCGCCGTCAAAATTATGTTCGTGGTGACCGGATCCATTTAATTCGGCGGCGCGTGCCTCTGCTTCATCAACAGTTGTGAAAACGTCCGTCATTCCCGGAACCAATTTTTTGCTTAAAAATTTATTGACATCAACGTCAACCGATTCCATTGGTATTTCAACGTCGTTTGATTTTACCGGAATAAGATTCGCCGGAACAAAATAATCATCTAATTCGGGCGTTTGTTCGTCTTTTCCGTAACTCATCGCGGCGCGCTTTTCGTTTGGCGTGATCCACCAAGCCTTTGTAAGTTGGTCAACCACTTTGTCGGTCTCTTCCTGGAGTTCCGGAACGACCGAAAAATCAAATTCAATGCAAAGTTTGTCGCCGTATTTTGGCGCCAACCAACGATTTAATTCGTCTTTTATTTTTAACAGTTCCGGAATGACGCAATTTTGATACAATGCCTTTTTTGCTTCCTTCATATTGTTATATGACGCGGATTCGGTGTTGTTTAGTAATTGTACCGGAACGTTGTAAATATTACATAAGTCTTTTATTGAAGCGTTATATTGTTCAATCAATGAAACGTCCGCGGCGTTCAATCCAAAATTAACCCATGACAATTTTTTCGGCGTGATGATAACATCGCCGGCGTTGTCTGATCCTTGGAATTGTTTGCGGAATTTGTCTTTTAATTGTTGCGCTTGGACCTCGTTGATGTCGCCTTCATCGGACATCAATAAACCGCGCGCCGTTTGATTTTGTAGGTATTTGACGCCCGTTTGTGTTGCCTCGTTATTTGTTGTCAATGATCGCATTCCGGCGCGCAATGGTGATTGTCCATAAAGGTGTGAACCGGTTCCGTCATAGTACGGGTTAAAGTCTTTAATGTGACATATTTCGTCGGCGTCAATCTCAAACGTTCCGTTGTATTCAACGCGATATTTTGAAACGGGTTCCATTATGCCATTGGAAACAATTTCCATTATTTGCGACGGCATTACATAAAGTTCGGTGTATTTTCCAACATTGGCCCCGGTGTCCGGTCCTATGCCGTAAATATAACGGTTGCCGGTTAATTTTCCGAATGCAATCAATTCCGAAATAAATGAATTGTAAGATTGCGCCGGATTTGGGCGTTCCAATACTTTATGCAATTCGGTGTCTTGTAATTCAACCATTGACCGCTTTTGTAAGATTGCGGCTTTGTGAATCGTTGAAGCGTCAAACGTTCCAGATGTGAGCGCCGAATAACGCTTATAATCATTTTCGTTTGTCTTTTCGTAAACTTGAAACGGAATTGTTGTCGCGGCTTTTGTTATTATATTAATAAGCGAATAAATCGTCGCGTTTTTTCGATATCCTTCGGTAATATACGAATCATCATTTTCGGCGTTCCAAACAATTGAATTTCCGATGTAGTTATAAATCGCGCGGTTGTATTGCTGCGCGGTACTTTGTGAATTTTTTATCAATAGGGATTTGAAGCGGTCAAAAATAGAAGCCATAAATTAACGCGTAAATAAATTTTTGTAAAAATACAAAATTTAAAATAGTTTTTATACTACAAAAAATTGGGTTCGGTTTTTATATTTTGAATAAACCGCATATCGAAGCGCGTCCATTAGGTGATTGTTTGCGTCAATCGGTTTGTTAATGATTGTATTGTCTTTTAAGCGCTGCCAAAAATACGTGTGTTGTTCGTGTTTAAGGTTTGTTGATTGGTCCGAAACAAATATTTCGTGTTCCTTTAATAAACTAATACCAGCGTTTATTGATCCGGGGCCTTTTGTTGCAGCTTTTGCCAATACGCCCATTTGTCGCAATTCAACAATTGATTTTGGTTCGGCTGAATCACAATAAGCCAACACGTCCGCTTTGCCTATATTTTTTAAAAAGTTTGCAATGTCGCGATTGGTCATTCCTTTTTTGTACATTAGTTCATTAATATAAAGTTTGTCGCGAATTTTACCGACTTCAAGAATCGCCAATTCGTCGTTTGTAAATCCAAAATCAACCCCTAAAATTGTTTCGTCAAACTCTGGAAATTCGCTCAATGGAATGTATTTCCAATTTGTAAATATTTGACGGTCTGAAAATACCGCGCGTTGTCCTTCACCATAAACGCGCCAATAATCCGGATCACGTAATTTAATGCGTTCTATTTCCTGGACCAATTCGGACGGCAAAAATTGATTGTCTTTGTAAGTTGTTATAAATAAATCCGAATCATCGCGTTCAATCACTTCATTATACAGCCAATGCACCGGGTCCGACGGATTAAAGTCAATAATCAATTGACCGACGGTCCGCATATTTAATTGGCGAAAATCCTCAAACGTCAATTCGTTGGCCTCATTCAAAAAACAAATATCGTGTTTGGCGCCCCGAATCTTTTGCGGATCGTCAGTTGATAAAAATTGCACAATGGAACCATTGTATTTAAAAACGTTTTCCGCTTTGTTGTGTTCGCCTTTATAATAAACCCCTAATTTTGTAGCAATGCTTATAAAATCGCGCAATACCGAGCGTTTAAGCGCCGGCAATGTTTTCCGCACAATTGAAATTGTAATCGGCGTTTTGGTTGTTGTAAGTTTATAAATTAAGAATTGACAAATGGCATAGGTTTTGCCGGATCGCGTTCCGCCTTGATGGACTTTAATTCGTGCCTTTGAATTTAACGTTTGATAAAATTGAACGTTGCAAAATTCTTTTATTTGTCCTTTGCCGGTGTCCATTCAATGATTTTTGATTCAATGCCGCCGTCCATTTGAATTTCTTGGCGCTCGATGAATCCGCGTTTTTTGCCTTTTGTTTTTAAATAAAATATTGTTGCGGTTGTGTTGCCTTCTTTTATTTGTTCGTGCAATTGTGATTCAACAAAATCCAATGTGAGGTCTTGAAGTTCGTCAACCTTTGCCCGGAACACTTTGTCGTTTTTATAATATTTATAAAACGTTGATCGGTTACATTTGACTTTTTTGCAAGCGGTTGTAACTATGCCCAATGATTGTTCTAATGCTTCAATCAAATTGTTTTTTAATATGTTGGTTTTTGTTGCCATGTGACAAATTTAAACAAAATAAACGAGCATAAAAAAAACCCTCTCATTTCTGAAAGGGTTAAAAATGAATAATTGTTTGAGGTTATCTCATTTAAATTATTCCAACGCGTCCGTTGTTTTTATTATTTTTCCGTGTACCAAACAAAAGAAATTCCAATAATAAAAAAATGAAATTCAAAACAATGTTCGTCGGCGTCTTCAATTGGTGAATCAATTACAACGTGGTCCATTGTTGAGTTCCAATAATTAACGCCTAACAAGAAACCATAAATCGGATAAATAATTGTGTTAAAATTTAATCTCATAATCAATAATATTTTTTGTAAAGGTACAAATATAAATCCCAACATTTGTTGTTTGCTTTTATTTTACTGTAAGTTCCAGGCGATAAAATCCGGGTTCCGCGATTGTTTATTTCAATGCGCAAACCTTTTAATGTCGGATGTTGTGATACCTTTATTTGGTTTTTTAAGCACCATTTAAGCGCCTTTTGGTGTTCTGGTGTTGGTTGTATTGCTTTTGCCATAATTAAAACAATGAAGTTTGTTTTATATTTTGTTCTCTTATTATTCCGCAAGCTATTTCAAGAATTGTTTTTCCGGCTTCAAAATCAACTAAATTTCGTGCAATTTTTTTAATTGGTTGTTTGCCTTTATATTTTTTAAAATCGTATTTATGAAATTTACATAAGCCGTTGAATTCATTTTTTGCACTTGAAATTTTAAAACGCCTATCATTCAAATTGTTTGGTAATATAAAATTAGTCCAATACAAATGCCGACCTCTTTTTTGCGCTTGAATTAATGGTTCATAATACGGAATAACATTTTCAACAACAAATTTTCCTTTAAAATAATGTTTCAAAAATAAAATTTCTTCATACAATTTCAAATCCGGAAAAATTGCATTTGTTTTTGTTTCATAATTACTACTGTTCCAATATCGCGCGCGCGAATGTGTCGGACAAGGCGGCGACGACCAAATAAAATCAAATTTTTTATAGTTATCCAATAAATATTGATGTGCGTCGGCAACAATAACATTGTCTTTTGGAAAACGTTGTTTATATAATTTTGCCAAATCCTCATCCCATTCAACCGCAGTCACTTCAACATTTGTCACTTCGTCCCATTTGTATCGGTTCCCGCCTAAACAAGCATATAAATTTAGTATTTTCATTTTTTTATTTTTTAAAACGGTATGTTGTCCTTTATTACCTCAAATTTTTTAGTTTCCAAGTCAATGTCTTTATAAATTCCGCCATTGTTAAAATCGGGGGCCAAATCAAAATCGCCCAATTGGCCGTTTTCTTTTCGTTTGACCTTTTCAATGTATATTTTTACAACGTCGGATTTGAATTTTGTACGTTCACCAATACAACGGTAAACAATTAAACCGTTGTAAGCCTTATTAAAAAAGTCGGCTGAACCGCTTATATCATAAAGAGTTGGTTTTTTATACCGTCCATTTTCGGATTCTATTTTTCGGGGGTGCGCCACTAAAAATAAATGCGTGTTTGTTTGTTGACAAAATTGCGTTATTTCTGAAAGCGCGCGCCCAATATACGAATGATCGCGTTGCGCGGAGTGGTCCAACATATTCCAGGGATCAATAACACAAACATTGATTCCCTTTTGGAATACTAAATCCCGGAACGCATTTAAAATACCTTTTAGCGTTAAATTTTCCAAATCTATTTTGACCCAAAAAAAATGGTCTTGAATGAAATCTTTTGTTTGGTTTAATTGGTCGTTGTTGCAATTGGTTTCGTTTAATTTGTTTGCAATTCTTTTAATATGGCCTTCATATGGAAAAGATTCCGGCGCAAACATAGCGCAACGCATATCGTATTTAAGCGCCATATTACAACAGATTTGATCCATGACGTCAGATTTGCCCGAATTAGGAATCCCGGTTACAACGGACCATTGTCCCAATTCCATTTTAAAATAATTATCGGCGTTTGGCAAACCGATTGAATAATTTTTGACGCCGTTTTCGTTATAAGTCAAAACACTTTGCCAAATATTGTCAAGATTTAAAACGCCTTCCAATGGAAAGTTTTTTGCGGTTTTAATAACGTTTCGCAAAGTTTCGGCCCCTTTTGTCGTCAATATCTCGTTAGCGTCCTTAAAAGCGCCGAAATCGACGTATTTACAACGATACGCGCCGAAGCGTCGCGCCAATTCATTACGCAATTCAATCCCGGGGTTATCGTTATCGGTGCAAAGTATAATTTCTTTTTTGTCTTTAAAGTATTCAAAACAATTGTCCAAATATTCCAAACGCTGATTTCCTTTTGACGCGCCGTTTGGCACGGAACAAACGGAATATATTCCGGCCTCGTGTAATGACAACGCGTCAATTTCGCCTTCAACAATAAATATTTTTTCCATTGTTTTAATATTGTCAAGGCCGTAAAATATTAACTCCGCGCCCGAAACCATTTTAAAATTCTTTTGCCCGTCACGATATTTGACATTCACCAATTCATTTTCGCGGTAATAATTGAAATTTATTGCGCGGCGTTTTTTTCCTACTTGCGGAAAATATTGCAATGATTCGCCAATTTTCCAATGTTGTAGTGTTGGTTCGGAAATGCCGCGATTGACAAACCATTTGATAACGCGTTCGGTCAAATTGACTTTTATTTTTTCCGGGCGAATGAAGTCTTTTTTCTTTTCAAATTTTGTTGTTCCAGAAAATCCGCAGTTGTGACAATTGAATAAACCTTTGTCAATATCAACGGACAAACATTTATCGCGTTTGTTTTTACGTGTGTTGCTGCATTGTGGACAATGGGTTTTAATTTTACCGGTTGTTTTGTTGCCGATATCAATTCCGAAATCGTGAAATGTTTTCATTGTTTATTGTTTTCAAATGCTAAACTAAAAAAATATTTTCAAATATTAAAATAATCTTTGTTGCGCTTTGTGTTGTTGAATTCTTTTTATTGAGGCATTATAATAATCTTTGTCAAGTTCGCACGCGGTCAAATCAAAACCTAAATTATGGCAAGCAATTGCAATCGAACCCGAACCCAAGTGGGTGTCTAGTATCTTATCTCCCTCTTTTGCGTAGTTCATTAATAACCATTCATAAAGTTTGACCGGTTTTTGTGTTGGATGTATTCTTACTTTGTCAGCGCCTAAAAAACCTTTATATCTTATTTTCGCAATTCTTAAAACTTTATTAAAATTTGTCCAAGCCAATTCGCCATCTGCAAAACTACAATCTCCGTAAATGCCTTTGTCCCAAAAAATATAAGATTTCGATGGTTTTAATTTGTCGGAAAAATAATTTCCGCCCCAAATAATTTGATGTTTTGATATTCTTTGCAATTCTGTAAAATAATTTTGGCTTGGTGTTTTATTATCCCAATTTTTACTTCTGTTGTATTTTTTATTTTTACCACTACCCATGTCCATTTTAGAAGCACCAATCCCAAAAGGTGGGTCAACTATTGCAAGGTCAAAATAATTGTCCGGATATCGCGCCATTAGTTTCATGTTGTCCTCGTTTGTTATTTTCATTTTTTTTAAATTTTTGGCATATAATAAAATAAATTTTCAATGTTTTTTAGATCGGTGTTTTTAATTTGATAGTTGTTTGTTTTCATAATAAACGACGTTCCATTGTCGCGGTGCATGGTATCGCCTTTTTTTATATAAACGGATTTTTGCAATAATTCTTTTTTGTGTAAATATCCGCAAATTGTTAATTCGTTTTTTTTCTTGTTTAGTGAGCAAAATATATAAATATCACAATCAAATTTTGATTGGTGCGCCACGAAATTATTGACAAAATAATCTTTGACATCAACATTGCGACCCATTGTTTTAACGTCTATTTTAAGACCTTTGTAAACCAAATCAAAACCGCCGTCAAATCCATTTTTAAGTTCATAATCAAAACCAAACAAACGTTTTATCATTATTTCGCCAATCAATCCAACAAATTGTTGTTCCTTGGTCCCGTTGAATTCAAAGCGGTTGCCGATATTATGTTGATTGACAAAATGCCAAACATCGTTTTTTATTTTTTCCAGGATATTGAATTTTTTATAATTCATTCAATACGTATTTTTTTAATTCTTCGAATTCGTTTGACATCATTAAACCCCGAATTTGAAATTCGTGAATATTGCTATTTTTAGTTTTTGCCCCAATTTCTTTTTTTCCGTTTGACGGATTTTTATATATAAAAAACTCTTTAAGGTTTTTAATTTTTGTAAATCCAACCGGTTTTTGTTTTGCCTTTTGCTGCAGCATGAAGCGATCAATATATTTGATTCCGTTTTTGTCGGTGTTTCTTAATTTTAGAATTGATAAAAAATTGTTTTGCCAGAATTCGTCATTTCGCAATTCTTTTGAAACGTTGTAAACTTCGCGTAAATCGTAACCGTCCAACCTTTGCAATTTATCCAAACAATCCAACCATTTAATTTTTTGGGTTTCGGATTTGGGGCGATATTTTAAAGGAAATAATTCCATAAAATGCGGAAATGCGTTTTTGGTTTTTTCATCAAATTGGCGCTTTTCCGATTTTGTGGTATTATCTTTTTTTATTTTATTTATATAGTTATATATATTATCCTTTAACTTTTCTTCAAGGGGGGTCTTTAACTTTTTTTCAATACCTATTGAATTTTTCTTAAAGGGGTCCGCAATAAATATTCGGCGCTGTTTTATTTGTTTTGTGCCGGTGTGATATTTATATTTTATTTTTATAAAGTTGTTGTTTTCCAGGGCTGAAATCCATTTTGAAACGCTTGTTTTTGTAACTCCATAAAGTTTTGAAAAGTATTCGTTTGAGGCATAGCAGTAACCGGAATCATTTGCCAAGGCCGTTATTTCGCCATACATTAATTTTGCGTTTGGTTGTAGTTTTTTACAATATCGGACCGATGCCGGAATTACGGCGAAATAGTTTTTTTTGTTTTCCATTCATTCAAAAGTAAAAATATTTTTTACAAAATCAAATTATATTTTATTCCGTCACAAAAGGAACGCAATTCGTCAAATATTTTTTTAAGCTGATCCAATTGAATGTCTTCATCTTCAAATTTATACCAAAGTAATTCGACAAATAAATCAAATTCAACGCGCGTTGATTTGCCAATATAGTTGTAAGAAACCGCAATATCGTTAGGCGATGATTGTGTAAATCTAATTTTTTGATTTTTATCATCGAAATAAATTGTTTTATACTTCATTTTCTGGTTTTATGACTAATTCATTTTTAAAATATTTGTCGATTGTTTCAATACATTGATCCAAATCATTTGACCAAATCGCCGCCCAATTGCAGTTTTTAAGCCATTTAAGCCACTTTTTTTGCCTTTCCGTGGGTTTGTTATACTTGTATTTTAATTCGAGCGCTAAACCGCCGAAATTAGCGTTTGGCGTAAAAATCAATAAATCCGGGATACCTGGTTTTGTTCCTAAATATTTCATTTTGTATTGTTCAAACGGTGTTCGTTTGCCTTCATTCATTGGGTGCGTAAATACCGCGTCCGGGTGTTGCAATTCTAAATAATTAATAACCGCGCGTTGCAATTTGTCTTCACCTTTTAAATATTTAGAATACGGATTGGCCATTGCTTTATTTTTTACGTTTTTTAAAATACAAATATCCAAAAAAACAAAGCGCCAAACAAACCGGGCACGGGTGCAAAATAAACGGATTCACGATTTTGATTTTTTATAAACAATAAATCCGTTGTTTTTAAGTATCTTTTGGGCCTCTTTTATTTGCTTCTGTTGTGTTCGGTACGCGTCAAACGTTTCGTTTTCAATCGCGTTGGTTTGGTTTTTATAATTCATTTTTTTTGTTTTTAAAATTTTTAAAAAAATATTCGTCGGTAAAATCAATGTTTTCCAATAATTGGATTAAATTGGATTTTGTCAAATCTATGTAATCATATTTTTTTGTGTCTATTATTACCGATGATGTTGCAGCAAATTCACATCTAATAAAATCAAAATCGGCGTCAATAATATCGCAATAAATAGAATGTTTATTTTTTTTCAAATTGTTTTTAAGATTCATTTTTTTAAAATAATTTTTGTTGTGATTTGTTTTCATTTAATTTTTTAATTGACATTTCAAAATATTTTGTTGAAATTTCGCTTCCAATAAAGTTTCTGTTATTGTTCAATGAGGCGATTGCAGTTGTGCCGCTACCAATAAAAGGATCATAAACCAAATCGTTTTCATCGGTGCAACCTAAAACAAAATTGTTTGCTAATTGAATTGGAAATGGCGCCGGGTGTGGATTTTTGGTGTCGGCGCCAATTCTTATAATGCTATTTTTAAAAAACATTTTATTTCTGTAAAATTTAGTTTTTGAATTTTTACTTTTTTTTATCCAAAAAACAAACTCGTTAATTGGAAAAAAATAACTTTTATCTAATTTTGGGGTGTTAAATCGGTCCCAAACCAAAACTTGTTTGACCGGAAAATTATAAATAAAACTTGGGTGAATTGTGTTGTGGTCGCTTAAAATGTCCATATGATTATAAAAAATGCTTCCAGTTTCTTTTAATATTCTGCAACATTCATTTAAAATTTTGGTTTGCCATTGAGCATAATATATTGGCGATAAATTGTCATTATAGGAATCATAATTAATTGTTCTAAAATTTGACGAATCCTTTTTGCTGATTTTTTTTGTTTTTGTATAAAAGTTTTTATTGTAGGGCGGTGAAGTTATAATTAAATCAACCGAACAATCATCAATTTTTGACATTGTTGTCAAACAATTTTCATTATATATTTTATTATTTTCAATCATTTTGTGTGATTTTTAAGTTGTTTTTTTAAAATGTCGTTTTCAATTAATAAGGTATTGTATTTGTAAAGCAATGTTTCGGCGGTCATTTTTTCACTTTCGTAATTGCTTAAAACAATCATTTTAATTGTTTCGAAATCAATGCGGAAAAAATCATCAAACCGGACCCAATTATCCAAATTGGCCAAACCGTATAAAACCGAAGCGTGATCACGACCAACGGCCGCTCCGATTTTTTTCATTGAGATTTTACAAACATTTTTTGCGAGCCAAAAATAAACCGCGCGCGCCATTACAATTTCGCGATCGCGTTTGTTTTGTCTGATGTCACAATTAAAATGTTTGTTTACTAATTTTATAATTTGTTTTAGTTCCATTTTTATAATATTAAACTTCCATCGTCATGAAATTCATTCCAGGAATAACCCGAAACAATCCCCGTTTCGCAATAAATTTTCCAATCATCAAACGCCCGTTTCCACGCTTTGCGGCCTTGGTCAATCATTTCGTCGCTTAATGTGTAAACCTCAACCGTGAACGGATAATTTGTTTCAACGGCAATAAATTTAAAATTGTCAACGCCGCATTGGTCCATATAAAAAGCCGCTTGCAAGTGATACGCATATTTATACACGTCACGGCGAAAAGCCGACGGCGCATTGTCTTGGCACGTTTTAACGTCCGAAATAAAACCCGAAACGCGATTCAAACAATCGGGGCGGACCCGAACGTCCAAACCTTCATGTTTTCCATAGTGCGACAATTCAATTTCGCCTTGACAATATTTTTGCGCCAAATCGTGTTTGCGAAAGTTTTCCAAAATTTTTGTAATTTTTTCATGATCGTCAAAAGAAACAATTTTTTTGCCTTCAGCCTTTTTTTGTTCAATTTTAAATTGTTCTTTTCCGGCCTTTGTGCGGCGATCAATTTTTGGTATAACGTGAAATTCTTTGTAATAAAGTTCGGGTTCTAGCATTGCGCAATGGACCGCCGTTCCAAGTGCCATTGCTGACGATTCAAACGGTTTTTGGTTAATGAAATGATAAACCGATTTTTTATAAATAGCCTTTAAACCCGACGCGCTGATCCCTGGCGTCGAATGATATTTTTCGTTAGTGTCAAATTGTGTTTTCATTTTTATTGTTTTATTCGTTTTCAATTATCAAATAATTATTTATTTCATCAATTGTTGTTTCGAGTTTGTCAATTTTTTTTTGCATTGCCTCAATTCGCAGTTGTAAATATTTAATCATTAATTTTTGCATTTTCTTTAATTTGTCTAAAATTAAAAATATATTTTCAATTTACAAAATTATTTTAAAAAAAAACGGCCTCATATCTGAAACCGCTTTTCGCTTTGTTTGTCGTTTTGTCGTTTAAAACGGCAAATCGTCGGACGTTTCGGCGACCGTTGCCGCTTCTTGTTTGACGTATGGATCGGACAATTTGATTGAAAAGAATTTGCCTTTTGCGCCGTCCTTGACCCAAGCGGCGATTTGTTGATTTGTTCCGTCTTGTAATTTGATCGAACCGGAATAATCGGGTTGATTGTCGTTTGTTTTGTTGGTGTTTTTAAATAAACTCCCATTTCCATTGTTGTGTTCGTATGCCATTTTATTTGATTTTATATATTAAATTTTTGCTTTATTTGTTCGCTGTATTGTTTTTTAATTAAAAAGCCGGCCAATACCTTTTCGGCTTGTTCTTTTGTTGCCTTCATTGTCGCATTGAATTGCGCGTCTGTAAGCCATTTTTTGCCCTCTTTTATTTTAGGCTTTGCGGCGCTTTGATTTTTAACAGCGCTTTGTACTTCATTAGCCGAAGCAATTGACGTGTCAATCCCAATCCCCAAGTAACCCAACGCCCGGCCCAATGCCGAGGTGAAACCGTTTTCAACAAACGACGTTTTGTTTATATAAGACGAATCGCGGTACTCTTGCGAATGCGCCGAGGCAATTTTGACGCCTTTATTGTCGCTGATTGTGACTTTAAAAATACCTTCCTTTTCGTCAATGTGGATCAATGATTCTTTTATTTGCCAACCATTAAATTTTGATTCGCTTCTAAAATATTTTAGACGCTCATTAACTGTAATGTATTCGCGCCCTTTTATGTTAATTGTTTTCATTCTATTAAATTTTAAGTGTGATTAAATATCCAGGATTTCAGAAACCCCAAAACCGGCGTCGCTTAAAATAGTGACTTCGGCAATTGTGAATGAATCCGGATTTTGTAAACGTGATTTTAATGTCGGCATTGTACAATTAAGTAATTCGCAAACATCGTAACGTTTTAAATTTAAGCGTTTTAATTCCGCTTTGAATTTGTTTTCAAACATATTTTTCAAATTGTATTGACTACAAAAATAAAAAATTTCTTTTAAATAAAAAAAATATTTTAAAAAAAAACCGCCGCAAATCATTTCAGAAATTACGACGGCCGACAAACAAAGTAAATATTTTATTCCGTTGTGACAATAAAATCCAACGAAACATCATCATCGTCGTTTGGAATGTGTGACGTGACATTGAATTCGGCATTTTTTACATTGTATTTTAATTTGTCAACAATTGCCGGTTGTGCCTCTGAAAGTACATTGGGCCAATCAAACAAAATTCGATTGTTCATTGCAAGTGGACGTGTTTGCGTGTCTCTGAATGAGCCTTGATATCTTGCAACAAAACTTCTGAAATCATTCATAATTGTTTGACTAACGATCCGATGTAAGGATTTGTAAAAATTACTTAAACCGGCGCCGGCGTTATAATTATCGCGCGTACGATACCAATAAAATGTTTCCGGGTTTGGAAACATCA